GGATTAGATGCGGACGAAGCTGATATTGTAATATCTCAAAATCAGGCTGAATTAAGAAACGCCGTCAATGATAGAGATAGCATCCTTAGTAAAATCAGCGATGAAAACGATAAAGTGGCTACTGCCGCCGTTCTTGATGCCGCCGCCGCATCTTTACAGGCCTACGCTAAAGGTAAGGCCAGCGGTGAAGACCGTATGACGGACCGAGACTTTGCGGTATTTAAGTCTACGATCAAAGGAAACACGGCGTCTCAAACATTATCTTTACTACAACAATCATTTGACACCAACCTTACTGAGTATGAAGGGGCGTATCGTAATTTAAAGAACCGATATGATGATATTCAAAGTATATCGGATGATCTTATTACTCCCGACTTTAAATCTCTTTCCAAGACTCAATACGAACGATTCATCTTACCGAGCCAATACAGGACAGAAGTGGAATCCGCGATTAATGAAGCTAAAGAGCGTGTCTCTGGGCAAGTATCCACACAAACTGTTTTAGCAACCCGAAGAATTGCTTCTCCCAAGCAACTACAAGGTAAAGATGTTATTGTAGTGGTTAAGGGAAATGACGAACAAAGGACTATCCAGCTTGAAGTCGGAGGGCAGTTGTTACCAAGACAATTAACATTGCAGGAAGCTATAAGTGCGGGATATCTAACAAAAGAGAGCCTTAATCAATGAATGATCAGGAAAGATTAGAAGCCGCTCTAGAAAGAGAGTTGGCAGAATTAGGTCAACTCCCTTTATCTACAGAATCTACTGTAGATGTAGACTCATTGTCTGCGGCACTTGACGCAGAGCTTGATAGTCCTACCCCAACACCCCCTGTTACTCCATCAACCGCAGTAACAGATACCGGAGAAGAGGTTAAGACAACCGCAGTACCTACAACGATTGATCAATTATACTACAGTGGAAGCATAGGCCAAGAGATTCGGCAGAAAGAAGAGACTGCTAAAAAACTAATGACCTCCGTTGCAGTCGATGCAGAGACAGAAGAACAGAACAGACTCCAAGCTAGGGAGTTGATGAAAGAAGTTAATGAGTATAAACAGTCTCGATTCAATCAAGTTCAGGGCGATAATGTTACGGATTTAGGTTTTATAGGTAAACTGATCACTAACCCTGACGGGACTAAAAAATATGTTCCCGGCCCTTACGCTAGCCCAGTCACTCAGACCATCGCTAAGACTGTGTCAGATACTCTTCGTGGTATTTTATCTTTACCTGAAGCAATCGCAGGACCTAAGATCAGAGAAGATATTGAAAGTTTAAATCTTCCGGAGTTAGTTCCTGAAATAAGTTCTGATAATCCTTACGTTAACACTATTGCTGAAGTCGTTCAGTTAACAGCAGGCGGAATGGGAGGTTTGACTTTAGCCTCTAAAGCGGAGAAGTACGCTGACTATATGGCTAGGCTCCCCCGTTTTAAAGCATTCATGAAGAGTGCAGGGGAAGAGTTTGATTATCTTGCAGGACCTCGTACTCAAACAATTGCTAAAGGGATCAAAGACACCGCCGAAACTGTGTATAAAGGCGTGTTACCGAAAGGGACTATTCCTGCCAGTTTAGGTGCGGCGGTTGTTGCAGATCAGGATGTTGCTACATTCTTTGGTGATCCAGACATGACTGTGGGCGAAGTTAAGATGCATGTCTTAGGGGAGTCTATGCTGTTTGGTGTAGCATTCAATACGGTTAAAGGCATTGGAGAAATTACTCAGTTAACTCCTGCATTAAAGTTTACTTCATCTCAAATATCGGGAGCCATATCCGCTCTGTTTGCATCTGCTAGTGCGTCTAAAGCAGACGAAAAAGTATTAGAAGCTTTGGGACAAACTTTATTGCAAGGCTCTAAAAGACTATCTAACCCAGAGAATACTGCCGATGATATCTCCCGTATTCAGTTAGAGATCTACGAAGAAATTAAGACTTCTTATTCTCAGTTATCCGGGGGAGGCAATCTTGAATCTGTCATTAAAGGGACAGAGGAAGTTGTAGAGGGTGCGCCTAGTCTTGCTGAGATACTTGGGGAAAAGTCTTTAATGCGTCTGGAGCAGTCTTTGGTATCCCAAACTGGGACTCAAGAAAAATCTAGCCTAATACTTCGTACTGTATTGTCAGAAGCAGACTTTGCCCGTCAAGCTCAAATCCGAGAGCGTGTCATGGCAGTAGGTGAAGAGTTAGCCCCTCGTGGTAGGGAAGCTGGAGAAGCGGCGGCTGAAGAGCTTGGACCTGCACTAGAACGTGAAGTTGCCGGATTGGAAACTGCCGCAGATGTTCAGACCCGTACTGCTGTACAACAGACTACTGCCGCATTAGAAGAGGCAGAAAGAGGTACTCAACGGGTTATCCAAGCTGAACAGCAGGGAATCGAAAGCGCACAGACTATTGCCGATGAAACTGCAGAATCGGTGAAAAACGCTTTGGATAGATCGGACGTATCTCAAAACAATTTACCTGATATAAATCAACTTGTCGATGAAGATGGGGCTGTGACTAAGATCACAGAGACATTGAAAGATGATCTCAAGGTTAAAGACGAATTTGGTAAACTAAAAGATACAGAATTATCTAAGATCAAAATCTCTGGGGAAGAAGCCCAAAAAATCGTCGATGATTTGATTGGTACATACACTAACCCAAGCTTCCTTGTGGGTGATGATGCAGTTCAGACTGCTGGTAAAGAATTGGGTAGACTGATTCGTACATTTAGGTCAGAAGCGGATGAAGCACTGCCTCCCGGTCCTGACCCTACTCCGGGGCCTACTCCGGGTCCAGCACCTGATCCAACACCTGCTCCAGCACCCACGCCTACTCCTGTCCGTCCTATTGATCAGAAGTTGGCAGAACTTGTGTTGGAAGCAGAGTCTGTAACAGACCCTACTCGATTCCTCGCTATTGCTCGTGAGGTTCAAGATCTGACTCGACGAGGTGCTAAGATGCCTAAACAGCTTCCTGCAGGTGCAACCCCAGCACCTGTTGCACAGGAAGCGGTAGAGGAAGCGGCAGAGGAAACTGTCGAGTTACCTACGATTACTGCTTTAGATTTAGAAGAAATTATCATTGCAACACAGCAGAGAGCAACTAAGTTAAAGCAGATTGCTCAACAGCAAAGTAATCGCCAAGCGTACGCATTAGGTGAAGGGCTAACTCAGTACACTACTGCGTTAAACAGAACTTTAAATACCTTAGTAACAAACAATCCTGCCGCTAAAGAGGCCAGTGAAAACTTTGCAAACTACTTCTCAGGGTTTAAAGAGCGGTGGCGTTCAGAGACAGGTCGTGAATGGCAGGGAGACATCATTAGCTCCAAGACCCGTGTCGATATTATCGGTGCAGAAGAGAAGGTTATGAAGGTCATGACTAACCCTTCTGCTAGTAGAGAAGACAGACAATTAATTTATGAGATTGTCGGTCGTATGCCTCCTTCTGTACAGAAAGAGTTTATTCAATCAATTGGTACTCGTCTGGTTGCGGACTTTGCCTCCGCTAAAGGTGTACTCCCTAGTGAGACTGCAGAACTTACAGTCAAACAAGCAACGCAGATACTGAATCGAATTACTACTTATATTAATAAAAACTCTGAGTTTGAAAAGGCTCTGCCTAATGCGTTTGATAAGCTACGCCAAATTAAAACAGATTTAGAATCGGTAGTCTCTCCTGCTCGTTCTGCTCAGGAAGCGGCTAAGACTCGTGCTAAAGCAGGTACAAAGAAAATTAAAGAGGCTGATAAGGCCCTACAAAAACAAAAGAATGAGTTAAACGCCGCACAGCAAGAGACTCTCCGGTCTATTCAAAAGCGTTTGGATGCAGATATCAAAGCAGTAAACACATCTTCTGTAGCCAATATGTTAAAGGTAGATGACCCTACTCAATACATTGAAATATTATTTACTAAACCAAATGGTTTCAAGCAGTACCAAGATATCTGGAATAAGGCGGGGAATATTGGAGAAGCGTTACCTTCAGGATTAACTCCTACGCAGGAAGCGTTACAGGAAAGTCTGACGTTTGCTTTGTTAAATAAAGTATACCCCACTACGGCTCGTGAATTAAAGGATACCCCTGCGGGACTTCAACAGATTGCTCGTGTCATCGCAGATCCAAAGAGTACGCCGGGTAGGATGTTCCAGTTATCTTTCGACAACAATCCACAAGGCATGGAAGTCTTGGCTGGATTAGAGAAGACAATCGCACGGTATACAGAAAAGAGAAGCGTTGCGGGATTAGGGGGAAGAGGTTCGACAACCTTTGAGAAGCAAGTGTTATCTAAGATGGTCGATGATATTGCGATGGTTGTTTATGGTCCGCTGACTCAAAACTTCCGGTTTGCCCGAGCGTTCACTAGGATATTCTTTAATGTGTTTAATTCAGATTACGCATTTGCAGAAGCATTTACTCGTGTACTGACAGATCCACGTTACAGTAAGATGGTCGTAGATAAGGCGGCAGAGTTAGCAAAGAAAGGACTTGTTAATGAAGAAGAATCCTTCAGAAAAGCTTTCGGTGCTACTCTATTTGCCGCCGCAGGAGTTAAGAAATACTATCAAGCGACTGATCCAGACACTGAGTTTGAGCGGGACCTTCGCCAAATGGCAATTGCTGTTGAGTCTGAAGAGGGTCTGGGAGCAGAGCCAAATCCACAATAATGGAATAAGCATCTTCATTTGATATCTTAAACCATTCACCAGATTGCTCACTGCATCTTTCACGGAAGATAATGTGAGCTTTTTTTTCGTCTCGATGTTTATCTTTGGTTTGAAAAGAAGCAACCAGTTTGAAGTCTCTGTTAGGACTACTCGTCTGATAACTGTTCAGCCTGTCCTGAGCATCTACTGCCATTCCCACTTTAACCCATCCGGGCCAAGCAGGATTAGTAATTGCGTACACGTAACCAGACTTTTGTTTGTTTAGTTCTTTATGCGTCCATGCATCTTCAAAGGTCCGGTAGTTTCCGGGTTTGTACATTGGGTGAGACTTAGGAATATATTTGCCATTGACAAACATACGGGTTGTATTCTTCTTAGAATGGCTTGACAGTCTTCGACGGTTGCCGTCTCCGTTACCTGTGTACCACCATTCCCCATCTTCAAATTTGACATTTTCGAGCATTACCAGAGATCCTTTCTTGGTTTTTGTTGTACGAAGTATTGAACCCCCGTAACCACTCTCTGTGCATCATTGTCGATGGGCTGAAGGGGCTATCTACGAAACCTCGATAGAAAGCCCTTATACCAAGAGAGAATGCGTTCTGACACTTTTTTCCTAAGTTGTTTGCCATAGTCCATTATGTCCTTAGATATTTTAGTTAAGCGCAATTTTCCCACCCCCATGCGTCACCCGTAAAGCCTTCTGCGTTGTAGTCTGTCACACGGCCTTCAAAGAAATTCTTGTGTGAATCTCCTGCAATGATCCAGTCTAACCACGGAAGCGGGTTTTCTTTAATTCTATAATTACCTTTAAGACCCATTTGGATAAGTCTCCGGTCAGCGATGTAGCGAATATAGTTTTTGACATCATCCGACGATAGGCCTTCCACTTCGCCCATCTCATACGCCAAGTCAATAACTTTATCCTCAAGTTCAACAGCATCACGTACCATTTGATAGATACCTGCCTTAAACTCGTCATTAACAATTCGCGGATGCTCTTCACAGAAAGTTCTAAATAATTTAACCATACCATCACAATGCATTGTTTCATCGCGGATGGACCACTCAACAATCTCGCACATGCCTCTCATCTTACCAAATCGTTGATAGTTCAACAACATGACAAATGCACTAAATAAAGACATGCCTTCATTGATAGCAGACCGGGCAACAGCCTTAGCAAGACCTGCATAGCTATGTACATCAATGTCTGCCATAAACTCAATCTTCTCAGCCATCTGCTGATATTCAAGGAATGCAGAAAACTCTTCTTCCGGGAGGCCTAATGTGTCATTGAGTAAAGCGTAAGAACGCTGATGAACAAATTCACGATTAGCAAAGCTAGTAAGCATAGCCCGAATTTCGTTATTCTTAAATTTAGGTATGTAAGATTCCAAGTAGTTTGTTCCAACTTGGACATCCGACTGCGTAAAGAGTCTAAGGATCTGTGTAATATGGTTTCTTTCGACATTGCTGATCTTCCCGGATTTCCATTGAGATACATCTTCTTGCAATGAGGCCTCCCACTCACCCCAATGGATTTTTTCATGTGAGATAGCCTTTTCCACAGCCCAAGGATAATGAAAAGGTTTGTACGTTACGTTAGGTTCTAATAGAGACACTGCCCACCCCGTTGTTGTTTGAGTTAATTTATAGGTTCGATTTTGTAGGTATAGCTATTGCTTCTTTTCGAGCAACAATATTTTGTTCTGAAGATCATTGTTTGTTTTTATTAGAGACTCAATAGTTTCTGCGCAATCATTAAACAATCTCGCATAATCTGGATCTATGTCCTTGATTAGTTTCAATCTTTCAAGAAGTGATGCAGGATTATTCATATCTGTGTAACTCCCATCCATTATCGTTGTCGTGTGTAATGTACGTGCAGTTTTCACACCAATCGCCACAGTTCATGTAACCATCTACAATTTTTGGTGAATGCGTGTGTCCAGTCAAGACTGAATCGTAGTTCTTACTTTTGGCCCATTTAGTAATAACTTTCTGTGTGCCTAGTAGCTTGTACATTTTATTTGTAAAGCTACCACCATCAGATAGGTGAGCAAAAAAATTAATCACTGGTCTAGGTATCTTCATTGTTAGATCAAAGCGATCACCGTGACAGACATACACATTTTCATACACGTAGCTGTCCACGATATCTACATTACCTAACTGCATTTCGTGCTTCAGGAATGGCCTGACAAACTCATCATGATTGCCGGGTAGGTAAATAACTTTGCATCGCTCTGAGAGCTTTAAAATGCGTCTCAACACCTCTGTGTGACTTTTGGGCCAGTAGTGTCTGCGACGCAAGGCCCAACCATCTATGATATCCCCCACAAGAAACAAATAATCACATTTAATTTCATTATCATTTAAAAATGTGAGTAGTTTCTCTGCCTGACACTGCTTAGTGCCTAGGTGAATGTCACTGATGAATATTGCTTTCATTCCTTTTTAGTTCTACTCGTTTTCTTTAGTTTGTTTATTTCTAAAAATACGATCCCAATTCGATGAATACTTTTTCTCATCAACAGGACGCTTCCAAGATCCTTTACCGTAATGCGGGCTGTTCTTTTTCTTAGGCATTAATGATTATCCTTCGCAAGACACACATGTTTGATCAAACTCGTAATCCTTTAAGGCTTCACGATCTACCTTTTTACCGACTTTATCCGCAGTCACTCCTGCGTTAGTCCTCAGATAATATAGCCCTTTTAAGCCTTCCTGCCATGCTTTAAAGTGAACTTTGTTTACAATACCTAAGTCTTCTCCTGCCGCAAAAAATAGATTAACGCTCTGTCCTTGACAGATGAATTCCTGACGCTTGGCCGAATGTTCCACAACCCGCGACTGGTCAAGTTCAAACGCAGTCTTAAACGTCTTGCGTTCTTGCTCGCTGAGGAATTCCAGATGCTGTACCGACCCCTCATTAGAAATGATAGACTTCCACGTTGTTTCAGTATTTTCACCGTGTTCCTCCAATACTTTCCCTAGTGCTTTGTTCTTGATCAGATGCGTACCTGCCCGGGTACGATGAGTGTATGCGTTTGATTTGATTGGCTCAATAGATGCACTACATCCGCATAGGATAGAGCTATTGGCATTTGGTGCTATGGCAAGTAGGTGAGCATTCCGCATACCCGTACCGGCCATGTCAGGAGCTTCACCACGCTCTACGGCAAGCTCCCTAGATGAATCCACAGCATCTGCCTTGATCTTCTTGAACATCTGGTAGTTTTCACTGGCAGATCTCCAATCATCCCAAGCAAGCATCTTACTTTGCAGATAACTGTGGAATCCCATCGCACCTAAGCCGATGGAGCGTTCTTGTGTTGCTGAGTGTACAGCTTTTCCCAATTCTCTAGGAGCGTGTTCGATAAAGTAGTCAAGTACGTTGTCGAGAAATCTGACCAGATCTTTGACCATTCCGGTGTCTCGCCATTCATCCCACTTTTCGAGGTTGACTGAAGAGAGACAGCAGACTGCTGTACGCTCTTCGTTAGTTGCGAGATGGATTTCGTTGCAGAGGTTAGACCCCATAATCCGAAGTCCAAGCTTTCTTTGACTTTCTGGCAAGCATCGATTGGCTGTGTCGATAAAGTTGATGTAAGGTGTGCCAGTTCTTGACCTAGCCTTAAGTATTCTTTCCCACAGGACTCTAGCTTTAATTGTATCTCTGCAAGATCCTTCATGTGGGTCTCTAAGTTCCCATTCTTCGTCATGCTTTAATGCCTCCATAAATGCATCAGGTATATTGACTGCGTGAAAAATATTGAACAGTTTTCTGTTCTCATCTCCCCCAGTAGGATCTGGGGATTCAAGGAACTCAATAATATCCGGATGACTTACATCAATGTAGGCCGCATAACTTCCTCTGCGGGTCGTGCCTTGAGCAAAAGCCAGAATATCTGAGTCCATTGTTTTTAAAAAAGGAATTGTTCCCGGTGACTTGTCGCTAACACTGCGTACGTTAGACCAATGCCCACCGACACCTCCACCACTTACAGAAAGCCAAGCAACCTCAGACTTATGCTCAATAAGCCCTTTAACAGTATCAGGTACGTAAGACAGGAAACAACTAATAGGAAGACCGCGATTCTTTCCTCCCGGGGCGGGGGCGTTACTAAGAATCGGACTAGCATACATAAACCATTGTTTAGAGACATAGTCGTATATCCTCTGTGCAAATTTTATGTCGCCTTTGGAGTAGGCTAATGCGGCCCTTGCAAATGCCTCTTGACTGTACTTCTCTCCCGGGAGGAGATAAAACTCAAGGAGCTTTTTTGCTTGTTCAGTTAAAAGAAACTCTCTTTCAAGATCAATCTGTATACCGTGATACTGCATTATTGTTGCCTACTCTTCTGCATCAATTGTTTTAACTCAGGATTCTTTTCTAACAAGTCTTCTAAAAAACTGTTGTACCAATTCACCTTTCCATGATTCATCTCTGGCGTATCTTTGTCATTAATACGCAATAGATATTTAAGCTCATTACCAATCATGTAACCTGAGAACTGCTCCGGTGTAAGCACAGAACGAATAATGTCAATCGCCTCCCATTCTTTTTTTTGGTAGTGCGAGGGGTTTCGCCAATCTTGTGAATTGCTCATTGCATTCCCTCTGTTGGAGTAAACAATAACTCAATCTGATCTTCTGATAAATTTTCTAGCATGTCTTGAGTGTCTTCGTGCATCAACATATTGATATCAAAATCTCCAGTTTCTAAAGCCACCTCGCCAATCTCTAAAACTTGATCTGGATAGTTTTTTGCGGAGATTGTTAATCCTGCGACTAATGCAATTACAGTCATGATTGCATCAAATCGATCCTCAGATACTTTACCCTCTAAATCGATAGGAGGGTCCATGTTGAAACCGTACGCAAATTGCACATTATTGTTATCATCAACTGATAACTTTATAAATGCTTCATCTTTTTTTAGTTCTAGTTTCATCAAACCAATCCTCTGGTATTAATTTATCTGCGTACAAAAAACCATGTTTAGTACACCAGTCTGCGTATGAGGTTTTAGATCCTTTTCTGATTTTTGCTTTAGAGTTAGAGAAAACAAATCGTATATCGTAATCTGTCTGTTGTTTAATCCACAGATGTTTCTTACGGTCTTCTAAGGTGAACCGCCCTTTTGTTTCAACCACAATACCATTAGGCAAGATAAAATCAGGAGTGTACGTTCGATCAACAGCGGGTTGTGTAAAGTTAATTCTTGAAGATGGGTCTTCATACTTAACATGTAGTCCCCGCTTTTTGATTTGATCTGCGACAGTCTTTTCAAGACCTGATTTGTATCCATATTTCTTAGCCGCCTTACTGAACGTCATTGTACACCGTGTAGTATTTCCAAGGCTTAGTCTTAGCTTGGCTTGCCGTAGACTCACGATATTGTAAGTTAGGCCAACACGTATGCTTGAACTCACAGAATTCACAGGTACGACAGATGTGTCTATTGCCTGTAGGCACTCGACGGTAGGTTTCTTCTACATCGTCAAAACATCGGGTAAACTCAGAAGCATCAGAAGTTATAAGATCATAGGTATCCTTTATAGATCCCAAGACCTCTTCACGTTTTTCTAACGTGTCGTTGGCCTCGACAAACTTCCATTCCCCGGTAACCTTGTTAATGGCAATCCACCCGCCAAAAGGTTTCCCGGTTGCTTCTGAGTACCCGAATCCTTGGGCCACGTAACCGAAGGTATCATCTTCGGCTAACGTATTGAAATCTTTAAACTTATTCTGGAAAGAGTATGGACTAGTAGACTTTACGTCCCACACTTTTCCATCGATAATTACATCGAACTCGCCGTCGATCTTTCGTTCATCTAATTCAAGAGAACACTTACCACTGGCCTCTTCTATAGAAACACCAGCCGCTTTCATTACAAAGACAGAGATAGCTTCTAAAGCATCTCCCATGAGCATCTTCATAATAAAATCGTAAGGTTTCTTTTCCTGTTCTTCAGGATGATGTTTCTGCATCCATAACTGGCAGGAAGGCCTACCAACATTTGACATACGGATACCGAAGTCTCTGCGCTTCTCTACAAACTGTTTACGTAAAGCTTGCTTAAAACTTTCGCCAGCCTCTTCAATTAACTCGTTGTAGTCAATGTCAAGAGGCGACTCATTGGTCGCCTGCTTGAGAAAGTTCTTAACGATAATTTCATTTCTGTTAGGAGCTTGCATTGATTAGCCTTCTGCAACAATGTCTACCAGTTCGGCCTCTTTTGAGTCAGTAACGGTTGAGCGAATTGCTTCATCGTACTTGCGGCGCACTTCAGCGTTAACCCCTTGAGTAAGAGTCACGATGTGCTTCATTACTTCACCATCTTCCAGAGACAGTTCGACTGTATCCTTAAAGTCAGGATTAAAGTGAGAGGTAAAATACGTAACCCCACCATTCTTTTTTCTTTCCGTAAACAAAGTTGAATTGACATTAGTAAACGGAACGCCTTGAGAATTTGATGGGTCAATTACTTCCTTGGTAAAGTTAAGGAAAGACGCACCCTTTACACGGAAGAGACATGGTGTAGGAGGCACTTCTATTTTTTCACCTGTAGCTGTAGCCCCTGTGTAGCTGACGATACCGTAAAGATAACGAAAACAGGTAATACCTGTATACCTCTTCTTTTCTGCATCCGGTAAAGCATGGAAGTCTTTACCGACAGGTCGGCCACAACGAAGAGATCCAGTCTCATCAATTGACTCAGCTTTATAATCACCAGTCATTGTGATCACGGTACGATTGACGACAGCCTGCTGTTCAGAGTCATAGTGCAAGTATTGCATGAAATCGCCCAATGCGCGAAAATTAACTTCTTTAGCATAGACTACGGGAATATCTTGACCCTGAATGAAGAACATGCCTTTTTTCAATGCATTGCCGTCATCATCTTCTTCCTGATGATTAATTCGTAACAAAGGAAACAGATCATTTGTCTGCTCAGACTTTGCTTGCTCTTGAGATGGACCGGCCATTAAAGCCGCTAACTGATTGACATCCAAGTCTTGGACATTCGCTGGTAAATTACTCATATATTACTTTTCCTTCTAGCCAGTTTGGACCACTCTTTATCTCAATATCGAGTGGTATAGACATCTCGTAATCATACCGATATTCCAACTCCCGGTCAACATTTTCCATCGCACTCGCAAGTATTTCTATAAGCTCTTTTTCTTCACCGGGGTAGACATCGATAACAATACTGTCGTGTACAGTTAATACACATAACGATTTCATTTGCCGATCTTTCATCTTTTTATCGACACGTATACACGCTAACGGAACAATATCTGCAGTAGCAAATGATTGCACCGGGTAGTTTACGATTTGTGTAGCATAGGTCACTCTGCCTGAACTTTGTCTTTCAACATTATACCACCGGAGTTGCCTACCGGATGGCAACGTAACGGTCCCATTTTTAAGGACTTGATTCTTGAGTTGGGTGTGCCATGCGGATAGACCGGAGTAAATATCGAAATATTGATTAAAATAATTCCGAATGTGTTCGGGTTCTCCGGCCCCACTGCCACCGTATAAAGGAGCGAATGTGTAAGCCTTGGCTTGCTGTCTTTCATCCTTAGTTACCTCTTCAGCAGACTTCATATTGATAATTGCCGCAGTTTGTTTGTGGACATCCTTACCTGTTTTAATATCCTCAAAGATTTGAGCATCTTGAGATAATACTCCTGCTACACGGAACTCCAAGCCACTAAAGTCTGCTTCCATAATACTGCCGCCATCAAATCTAGAAACGACGCATTTACGTACCGGGAACGTACCTCCACGAGGTTGATTCTGGAAATTAGGGTCAGAGGAAGATAGCCTTCCTGTTGCAGTGCGACATTGGTTAAAAGTTGTATGAAGTAGTCCAGAATGCCGTGTATTGCGTTGTATGCCCTTAACAAAAGAAGTTAAATAGGTAGATACTGCATTAAGCCTCTGCATCGATTCTAGGAAGGTTATGGCATCTTGGTTGTCATTTTCCCTTGCTTGACTAATCAAACGCCCAATGATGTCCTTACCAGTTACAAACCCATTAGCAGATGTGTCTAGTACATTGGACACCTTAAGGTTAAACCCTGCAAGCTCAGGTAACGCAGTCTGCTTTACACCGATACCGTTACATGTTGCGCACTTAGTTGCCTTCTTAAATGATGTACCGTCTTTCTTTATCTTAAAAAAACTGCCTTTGCCGTCACAATCATCACATATACTTGCACAAGTTTTGTACACTGGTTGAGTCATACGATCAATGGCCGTTCCTATTTCCCGACTAGACAGTCTAGGTCGGAACAGCGGTTTACCTTGTGCATTTACTCCTATGTTAAAGAATTCTTTCCATTCATTCTTATCGATTATTCTACGTGAATAAATAATCTCAGATAGTTGGGCAGGACTGTTCATATTGATTGGGTTGTCGCCCATAACTTTTTTACATATGGCTTGCATCTGTTCCTGCAGTTGCTTCTGTTCTTGCAAGTATTCTTCTTCAATAGCAGACAGTACGTCTGTGTCTATGCGGATGCCATTTGTCTCCATATCCAAAAGGACATACATCATTTGGTTCATCATAGTGACAGTAGGAAGCAACCCTTTATTGTCATCTTCTTTGTACGCTTTACTTTGTGCTAAAAAAAGTTCTGCACAAGAAACACAGTCAGAACGCCCATACTCATCTACCGTCTCTAGAGGCATGGCTTCATAACCAATCCCCTTGCTGAATGATTCCTCCACAAGCTCTGACTTCTTGAGATGGATATTGCGTCTCTTTGCAGACTCCGCTAATGACATACTCAATTTTTGACCACGTGCCAGTACATATTCTCCAATCATTGTGCAGTAATATTCTTTACCTTCAATGTTAAAGTTACATTGGCGCAACCAGTGTAGGTCGTACTTAAGATTATGACCTACCAGAACATCTGCAGAGTCAATTAGATTTTGGATTAATTGAAACCCCTGCTGACCGGAAAAGTCGGGAGGTAAATCATTATGTGCAAAGAATTCGTATGTCACATCTTTTGTGAGCAAGTTCTCATGCGCATAACACGCACCGACTGATACTAAATAATTATCTATATTAAAAGGACTGCCATCAATGCGCCCTTCAGAATCTCGCTGAACAGTATTCTCTACATCCAATACAAGATACCGTTTCCCGTTAATCAACATATCTAGATACTCTTGGTTCTATTAAACAAACGATAGTCCCATGCCACCCAGTAATCTTATTCTTACCGACAGTTAAATGTCTCGTGTAATCTGGCTCTTCATCCATACCGACAGCGTGGCATCCAATACCAATGATCACATCAGCTTCCGCAAATTTACCTGTCTTGCTACCTTCCATTTCTGAAGGATTAAGGATAGTTTTCCCTTGAGCTTCGGCAGATGCTTGACTAACGGCAATAAGTGCGAGACTGTGTCGCTTTGCAATCTCTCTAGCCTGTGTGTAGATTTCACGTAACTTCTCATCCGTACGTTGGAACATCCCGTTAACTTGAACTTTATCCAACTGATCAATAACAAGAACATCTGGCTTATGCCTTTCGCAATACGCATCCACTTCATCTATAGATACTCCCTGTGCGTCAAACATGTTGACATTATCTTTTACATTGGCCCACTCATCACGAGCGAACTGTGCATCCTGCTCAATTTCCTGTCTGCTCATCCCTGTCCATGCGGAGATGGCTCTGAGCATTGTCCTCTTGGCAGGCTCTTCGTTGACCATCGTGTGGACTGAGGCACCTTGCTCTGCGAATCCTCCGGGACCGTAGCACAAGGAAATATGGCTTGCGGTCTTTCCTGTTTCTGGTCTGGCGAATATGATGCATAGCTCACCTGCTCCAATACCGGGAACTTTATTTTTTAAAGATCGTATGTTGAATAACCAACGATTTTCATCTGAAGTATCTTTTAACAATTCATCTACATCCGTACTGCAATGGGTAATCTGTTCTTGGTAGGAAATCGTATCGCCTACTTTGTCGATCAGTTTCTTTAATGGAAGTAAATCCTTGATCTCTCCATCTTCCATGCGAATGCCAATCTGGGCAACTTCACCGCCCACTTTCTGCTTATAAGTTTCTGCCAATACTTCTTCGGCAACTTCTGCAGTCATGCCGGTGCGGGAGGCTATCTCCCTAAGTAGCATCTTTACGTTAGCTTTCTTGACTTCATTTAACGCAGGATTCTTTATATCGTACAGAGCTTCGACATCAGTCACAGTTAAGTCACTATCGAACTGCTCATGTGCGTCTACAATCGTATTATAAAGGGGTTTGAGGTCGGACCCATCAAATAAAGATGGATAGATCCTATGTTTATTGTTTCTGTAAAAATCTTTATTCAGAAGTAACTGTAACAGTTCTTGCTTCATGCTTTTTAATCTCGTCTTCTAATGCAGGGTAGTGTACAGACGCAGGGATTGATTTCCCCGGGGCAGACTTTAAAGAGTCTGCCGCTGATTTCCATTTTATCTCTCCCTTGTTTTCCTTAACCAACAAAATGCGCAAAGATATTTGTAAGATTGCCACAGGGCTTACATTTGCACTTGATCATTTACGTACCCCCCAAGGTTTAGTAATTAACCAGTGACCGAATGGTACAGCACCTTGGTACTCCCGGTCAAACGCTGAAGGTTTTTTGCCGCCTTTTGCTATCGTTTCAATTCTTTTTTGAGCAATTTCTTGCCTGTCACGGTACGGGATATCCATACCTTGCTTACGCAAAGACGTAATCTTTGCTTTAGTCGATGCGTGAGAGATGCCTATCTTCAAAGATATTTGCTCAAAAGTGATACCTTGTTTATATAATTTAACTAATTCATCCATTTGTTCTTGCGTCCAATGTACAAGAGGTCTTTTTGCTTTAGCCATTTCTAACCTTCCTTTTTGTTATTAAGAGAATCACTGTTCATAAATCGTGAGTCCCATCAGGTCACTCTTGTGGATCACTGCCGGGGTAAACGTACTCATCTGCTTTTGCATTATAAAAACCGCCAATCTGATTTATTGCAGAAGGATCAGTCCAATGTTGTTTTTCATACTTACTGATTTCTTCCTCAAGATCTGGGTAATGTACACTAGCGGGTATAGCTACGCCATCCTTCGGTTCTAGCGTTTCAGCCATAGCTTTAAACTTATCGTACTTAATAGGGTCATCCGCCATGTCGGCCTCATTAGCTAAAAAAAGCGCCCACAAATAAGCGCACTCACCTGTTAGGCTATTGCCTCCATAAGCACGTTTAATATAAGGTATTTTGCTCATTGTTTTTCCCTGATGCAAAAATATTTATGTTCCCCACAAATATTTGTAAATCCAATACTTTTGCTTTCGTCTGACATAAAGTGTCCGACACCTGCTATGGAACCAAATATAAATAAAATGAAAGCATATACTTTAATCATCTCCTACGCCTCCTTTTCCATGTCCCATTTAACTTTGTTTGGCGGTGATTTTGGCGCACGTTTCTTCTCAGTCGTAAATACAAACCAAGTAAAGAACACGCATGTAATCAACACATAGTGACCGATAATATTGTATCCAATATAC